AATAAATGATTTTAGGCGTAGATTTCTCACATCATCAGTCGAAGCCAGACTGTCAAAAGCTGGCGGACAATAATGTTAAATTCGGAATTGTGAAAGCGGGTGAAATATTAGTACACAAACCCAACAAGCCAGTTTACTATGATGACAAACACGACCGCAATATCATCAAGCTGGGAGAAGCTGGCATTATCACGGGCGACTACTACTACTGGCATCCGAGTGCAGGCGTAAGCGTACAGGCACGGCACTATGTGGAGATCTATAAGCGGATGAAGCCCAACCTACCCCCAGTAATAGATGTCGAGGATCGGGACGGCATGAAGCCCGCCGATGTGAGGACGCAGCTATTAGCGTTCATCTCACGGCTACAGGACGATTTGCGGGTTGCGCCGATTATCTATTCACGCAATGGCTTTTTAGTCAACGAGTGCGGCGATCCTGACTGGCCGGATGGAGTACTGTTCTGGATCGCCCGCTATGCTTCAAAGATAGGCGACCTGTCCCCAAAAATAAAAGACAAAGTCATTATGTGGCAGTTTACAGACCGCTTAAAACTGCCTGGCTTGCCATTATTAGATGGTAACTATTGGCTGCGCAGTGAGGATGAATTACAAAAGTTGGCTGGCAAGAAGCCAATTCCCATTTTGGGAACTGCAACCGCCCATATTGCCCCGCTGGCACTTGGCAAGAAAGCGCGGGAATGGCTGGATAAAATTATTAACGGAGTGTGAACATGGCAGTTTCAACACTGAAGGAACATCTGCAAAAACATGAAGCGGTATATGACCGAGATTTAAAATATCTCAACGATGTCGTTTTCGGTCCCAAAAAGGATGATGGATTGTGCTCTGATGTGAGAGAAATAAAAGCCGGATATGTACAGATGAAAACTATTGGCATCGCGATACTGATAGCTCTGATAGGGAACATCATTATCGGCTTTATAAAATAGTTGATGTATAATATCCAATGTCAAGCAGCCCTGTTTCGTGGAAATCACGAGATAGGAGCTTTTATTTAACATGACAAAACCAAAACAAGAAATACCCGAAAGGGTCGTCCTGCCTCTAACGGCAGACTGGCATTGCGGTTCATCTTTGGGATTAATGGTCAATAAACCATTCCACCCGACAGATGAAATAACGGTAGAACCATCCCCTGCCCAAAAGATAATCTGGAAGCAATTCAAAGAGAATGCGCTTGAAATTGCCAAAGAGCGGGAAAAATCGCAGCTGATAATCATTTTCAACGGCGATCCGGTAGAGGGAATCCATCACGAGACAACCCAGCTTATGAGCGGGCGGGTGGATGTGCATGAGAAGATTCACATTGAGTGTATGAGTAAGTTCACCACTATGACTGGATACGAACCAGCCAATGGGGATAAAGCATATTACATTTCGGGTACGGAAGAACACGGGGGCAACGGCAGTCAGTCAGATGAACGGGTTGCAAAAGACCTTGACGGAGTTGTGCCGCAATGGTCAAAGATGGAATATGATGATGATGGTGAACCCTATTTGAATGGGAAGTTTACCTGGAATAGGTTGCTTCTTAACGTAAAGGGCAATTTATTAGATATAGCTCATCATGGCGGTTCGGTAGGGCGGCGGGCATGGACAACCTCGGATGGGTTAAGAAACATCATCAAGTCCATCTATTTTGAGTGCCTTGAAAACAACCTGCCAATCCCCCGCTATTGGATACGAGCGCACTTGCATCAATTTGTACATGCCTATTACGAGGGAAGCAGGGGAATTATTGAGGGGATCATCCTGCCAAGTTTTCAGCTTAAAACGGGGTTCGTTTATAAAGTGTTTGGAATGACTACAAAACCATCCGATATTGGAATGGTTACGCTGATAATAGAACCGGATGGGTCATCCCACTGGACAAAGAACATTATGACATTTTCTCAGGATGAAGTACAGGAGGCATAAATGGCAAGCAAGGGAACGCAGGCAAGTAGTAAAAAGGGCGCAAGATTGGGAGAGAATCGCGCCGCCCGGCTCATTCCAACTATAACCAGAGACATCACTATACGGCAAAGTCAAATAAAAAAGCAACTCGCCATCGCACGCCGCTTGAAATATATCGCATGACAGGCATTAGAAAATACCAGGAGGTATAAAAATGCAAGTAACAAAAGAAGAGGAAAACATACTACTGGCTGAATTGATAGAGGAATCGAACATTCCTCCGTTGGACCCCAAGAATGAAGTAACCATCCGCATGATGATGGATCAGACGGGCAGAACCGAAATAGTTGTCCGAGCATTTTTAGAGGGCAAGGTATCAAAGGGCGAACTAATAAAGCACAGGGTACACCGTGAGGATGGGGCGCGGGTTGTGGCTTACTACGACCCAAAGAGGTGGCAGCCATGATTATAGTGGTTGTCGGCGTAGTGCTGTTTATCTGGCTGGTATTGTCATTCATCGAACTACCGATGGATAACAAGACTGATTGGGTGCAGTTTTGGAATAAACGAGAAAACAAGTGGAAAGGAAAGGAGTAAAAAATGAGTTATAGCCTCATTAGAGATCAAGCTCAAATAATCAGAGCCATGTTAGTTGGCGGAAGTATTTATAGTAAGCCAATATCATTAGATAATGATGATGAATGCATAGTCGCGGCTTATTATATGGGGTTAAAAGAGGGGGAAGAGCAAGGTAAAAAGAACGCCGATGATGTTATTAATTTAATAAATAAGGAGTAACTAATGTTTGGAAAACTTAAGAACGGGTATTTTATTGATACCACCTCCGGGCTGGCATTTAAGTTGAACCTTATCATTGTCGGGCAGGGGGCATGGGGCAGCGATTTAGGCAAGATACACGATGAGGTTAATCGGCTGAACGGCATTATCAAGAACGATGCGAAAGAGTGTTTGGTTACGCTGGGCTTCCTTCAAAAAGCATGGGACGCGGCGAAGACAACCAACCCATCAATGGCGGAGATGATAGCGGGTAAAACCAGGTGCTTCATCTACCTACCAAAGGCGTATGGGGAGGATTATCTCAAAGAGTATTTAGCCCCTTACGGCTTCCCTGAAATGTCGTTTATCTGGAATGCATCAAACGACTTGGTTTATACGCCATATACAACCAACAATCTCGGCTGGCGGTACAAGTCAATTCCTGAAGCACAAGTGGAAGAGCCGACACCCCCGCCTGTAGTTGACCCGCCAACGACTGACCCAGGAACCGGCGGGTTCATCCACATGCAATGCCCTCATTGCAAAAAAACTATTTTTTAGAGGCAAAAATGTTAATTTTTCATATCAAGCGTTTTATCGGAACAGTGTTGTGCTTCTTCAAGGGGCATGACTGGAAAATGTTTCCGACAGAGCCCTATACATCATATTGGTGCAGGCGTTGCTATCTCGATACGCAATCTAAAAGCGGATATTAAGCAGTATAATTAGATTGGAGACTTGAGGACGCTCTTGTCTTTTGGGATGCAGCACCCCTCGCTAATGCGCGTGGTACGCGCTGACAAGCCTCTTAACAATGCTCAACGAGTATGGGTAAAATACCCGTCATCCCTGTGTGGCCGGATGATTGCAACGCTGATGTGGGTCGTCAATAAAAGGCGACATGATACAGCTACGAGGCCACAGCCAGACGAAATGTGATTGCGCACTGCGGGAGACATTGTGGGGCAGGAGTAGCTAACCATAAGAACCCGCAGGACATCAGAACCCCACCGAGCGCAATCCTATATCTTGCGTATCACGATGGTTGGGCATGCTTAAGGGTTCGCCCGATTGATACTCCCAGCCGCAAGCCACCAGTCGTATTTAGGCTTATAGAAACCAAGAGAGCGGCTGGTGGTTTTGTTTATGGTAAAATAATATTACTTGCGAAGAAGGGGCGCTGTCCAACAAGCCAGTCCGAAAGGACTGGTTTTGTTTTAAGATAATAGACGAAAACTGTCTATTTGTCTTTATGTGTATATTGTCCATAAAATAAAGACCTTTCGCACATGAGCCAAAGGTAGTGATTATCCATATCATCAACCTATCATTTTTGTATGCTTATTGCAGCACAAAAATAAGCACGGTTGTGTATCACTTTGTATCGAATGTGAGAGGCAATATACACCGACCTGCCAAGTTAGTATATATCTGCAAAGCACCAAACAATCCCCCCTAACGCTATCCACAGCCTTTGTAGTATCCCTTTATAGCGGTATTTGATATAAGTACCGAAAACGACAAATCACACTACTATGCACCACACGGCTTTTTTATCATTTTTATGATAATAATAGCCAATTCTCAAAAACAACTTGACATTTTGGCAGAAAGTGGTACTATGAATGTACAGGAGAATATAAAAATGAAAAAGGATAACAGGATTTTCAAGGCCTCGGACGTAAGATTTGCGGCGACCGGGTGGGTGGCGGATTTAAGCCCCAAAGAATACGTGTCGGAGGATTACTATTTTTTGTTTGACTTACGCCGCCAGGCAAAAAGATTTCTTGCTCTTATTGACAGCGGCGTGCAAAAAGACGAGGCATATCACTTGGCAATGGAGGCATAAATGGAAAAATATCAGCGAAAGTTTTATTCAGACACAATGACCGATATGATCATTGACGAATACAAGCAGGAAACTGGATTTGGATATTCAGAAACCATCCGGGCAATTATTCTTCAATGGTCTATGAATATTTTGAAAGTCCCGGTCAAGGGCATCATCAAAGACGGCAAGGTTATTATGGAGCAAAAATGATAATTGTAAAGTCATTGGACGATCTAAACGGAATGGAATGCCGCAAGTCGCCTGACAAGAAGCATTGGCTTGTTCCAGACATTACCGGCTCAATCTTCCCCTCAATGGGCGAATATGCCGATAACATTACCGAGAAACTAATTTGCGGGCATTGTCAGGTGGAGTTTAAGATAGTCCCCGATCCATTACCGGAGGACTACCAGAAATACATTGACGGGACTGACCCATTAGACCCGCGTGATTAAATTCATCAAGGAGGATGAAATGACAAAAAATGCAATTATCAAAAGCGGTGGACTTAATGAGGAACAGATTGCACTCATCACCAGGACAATTGCGAAAGGTGCATCACCGGACGAGTTGGCCATGTTTATTCAACAGGCTAACCGAACAGGGCTTGATCCATTCAGCCGCCAGATTTATGCAATTAAGCGATGGGATAGCAGGGAGGAAAAAGAGGTAATGGCAATCCAGGTATCCATTGACGGCTTCCGACTGGTGGCAGAACGCACCGGACAATACGCCGGACAACTTGGCCCAATGTGGTGCGGGCAGGATGGCAAGGATTGGGTTGATGTTTGGCTGAAAGCCGAACCGCCCGCAGCCGCAAAAGTTGCGGTATTGCGCAAGGATTTCAAAGAGCCGTTATGGTCGGTGGCTACTTGGGAGCAGTATGTCCAAAAGAAAAAAGACGGCAAAGTGTCTTTTATGTGGGCAAAAATGCCCGCATTGATGTTGGCAAAATGTGCAGAAAGCCTGGCGTTACGAAAGGCTTTCCCACAAGAGTTATCCGGTCTTTACACCACCGAGGAAATGCAGCAGGCAGAAGTCGAGCATGAGAATGTCCGCATAATCGAACAGGAAAAAGAAGAGCGCGACGTAATTGATGCTGTTGTCAACGAGCCAAAACCAACCCGCCCCTATAACCCTGCTCAGGTAAAAGAGGGGATCGCTAAAAAGGTAGCGGTACATAAGGGCGAAAAGGCAAGCAAGGAACAACGCGGGTTAATGGTCGGCGTTTTTGAATTGTGCTTTCCTGGTAATGAGTGCGAACAACACCGAAAGGTTGTCAGTAAATATCTGACCGGGCAGGAATCATCAAAGGATATGCCGGATGAAGTTGTGCTGGCACTGCTTGACTGGTTAGCGCCGACAAAAGACAGCGGGGGATCATACTTCCCCAACAAGTTCACAGTCATTGAAGCAGGAACAATATTCAATGATTGTGTAAAACAATAGTGATTCAGGGCTGCTTGACATAGCCCTTTTTCATCTTCTCCTTAAGACGGGGCCGGACTGGACGACCAAAGAACACCGGCCCCAAAAACAGAACCTTAACTGACTTGGACAAGCCTGCGATATGCTAATAGTATGGTTATTGGAAGTGCCTATCATCATTCCAATGAGAACGCCGAAAACATCGGTGGTGTGCAAAGGAACAATGGGATGGAGTCGCTCTCCTTACCGAATAATGAAATGGCTATAAACTTCTCCGACCAAGACGGGGCATTGTGGGCAGGCAAAACTTCAAAAGCTATAAGGAGGTTTGAAATGAGCGGCATTAGAGTAATGGGCAATAAGGGATTTCACATCACTTTTGAAAATGGCGTAACCGTATCTGCACAAATAGGGTACGGAAACTATTGTGATATTTATCCGCATCATCCAATAATGAGTATAGGTACAGAAATAGAAAAGAAGATAATGGAAAGCCCAGATTGTGAGGTTGCCGCATGGGTTGAAGGGAAAATAGAATTTATTACGCAAGAGTTTTTTCATGGGGAAGATGGTGTTGAGGGTTGGGTTAGTCCAGAAAAGCTGCTTGAATTTTTAAATTGGGCAAAGAATTATGAGGTCAAAAATGCTTGACGCTACCAAACGCGAAGTCCGCCGCGTAAAGACTGCCCATGGCGAAGGCACGCTAATGGCAATAGACCCCGACACCCACGAATACCAGGTGCGCATAAGCCGCAAGGATTCTACTGTACCTATTGAGGGTCCGTGCGTATTCAAATACTTCACAGCGGAGGAGCTGGATGAAATCTAACCTCCCCTATTCCTGGATACGCAAGACAGTGGGGGAAATATTGCAGGAGCTTGGCGACCCAAACATCAGCCTCGTATCCTGGCAGACGGCCATGAGTTTTGATGACACCCTCACGGATAGGGACTGCGGCTTTTACTTTGATACCCATATCGCCATAAATCCGCGCCAGTTATGGACAAAAGCACTTAATACAATTTGGCACGAGATAGGGCACGTGCTGTATCCGGATATGCCGCACTGGTGGATCAACCTGTATGCAAGCTGGCATAGCGGGTATGACTATTACGGCAGGAAGGCGATAATTAGGCGGCTGAAATGAAAAAGATGTGTTATACTTATGGCATGTCTGGTTGTACCGCGTTTTTATTTCAGCACATACAGCCGCTATTCTTGGCGCCGTACGACCAGACATCGTTGGCAAACAATAAGAATGGCGGCTTTATGTTTAAGAGGGATGAACGATGAGAATAGCGTTAGCAAAAAAGACTAGGTTTGAGATTTTTAAGCGTGATAGTTTTACTTGCCAGTATTGTGGAAAATCTGCACCGAGTGTAATTTTGCAAGTTGATCATATTATGCCGGTCAGTAAGGGGGGAGATAATGACATATCAAACCTTATAACTTCTTGCCTTGCTTGTAATCAGGGCAAGAAGGATAGGCTACTTGATGATGATGCCGTCATAATAAAAAGAAAAAAACAACTTGACAATCTTCAAGAGCGCCGCGAACAAATTGAAATGATGCTTGAATGGCAGGAGAATTTAATCAATCTTGACCAAGAAGAAGTATCGGTTATCTGTAAGTTGTGGAATAAAAAAGTTCCCGGCTATTCAATTAATGACAATGGAAAAGATAGTATCAAAAAGGTTATAAAAAAATATGGGTTGAATGAGGTTATTGAATCGCTAAATATATCAGTCAACCAATACCTAACATTTATAGATGGTAAGCTGGATCCAGAATCGGTTACTAAAACTTATGAATACATAGGAAAAATATGCAGAAACAGAAAACGATTGCAAGATAAGCCTTATCTGGCAGATTTATACAAAATCTTGTCTGTTATGAAATATAAATTTAGGATTTATCAGGGCTGGCAGGTAATTGATTTGTTAGAATCTGCTTATTTATTAGGGGTTGATGCAGACCAGCTTTCTGAAATATCTAAAAGAGCCGATAACTACTGCGGGTGGGAAAAAACAATGGTTGAACTGATTGAACGATTGGAGAGAACAAATGGCAAATAGGCGGATGATATCATCGGCGACATGGGAAGATGAATTCATAGGGGGGTTAACATATTTTCAAAGGTGTTTATGGATAGGTCTTTTCAGCACATGCGCGGATGACCAGGGAAGATTAATTGACAATGCAGTGGTGATTAGATCGCGATTATTTCCCTATGACGATATTCCGGCAAGTGATATTGAGGAGGGACTATCTATTTATGAAAGGGCTGGAAAGTTAATCCGTTATTCAGTAAAGGGGAAAAAGTATATTCAGCTACTCAAATGGTGGGAAAACCAAAAACCACAATGGGCAGCCCGTTCAAAACACCCCTCTCCTGAAGGGTGGGATGATAGGATTAGAACCCGCGAGAATGACAAATATATATCAATCAATTGGAATCCACCTGAAGAAGATGATAACTGTTCACCTGAAACAATCGCCCGAACAGTTCAGCCGGGGCGACAGTATCCTATTCCTGTTCCTGATAATGTTCTTATTCCTGTTCCTGACCCTGTTGTAGTAGTTGATAGGCCGCACAACGACAACAACTTACCCGATTATGGGGAATTAATCACTGCTTTTGTAGAGATTACCGGAATAGAGCCAAACGGGGATAAGACAAAATGGCAGGATGCAGAACAAAAACTGATTAAAGCCGGATGTACGATTGATGACTTAACTATGGCAATTGTGGAGATGCAGCAGAAGCCAAAATACAAGCCGTCATCATTGGCTGGCATGGTAACGCCAACACTTATCGTAAGGGATAAACGGGTGGGGCTGCAAATAAAACAAGCAATGGAGGCACAATGAGAAAACAAGGCGATGTAGGGTTAAGAGACGACCTGCCTTTTGATGACCCATGGGAAAATCTTATATTTTTTATATTAGAAAGGGCTGGATTGGATGCAGTAGGAAAGGCACTTGATCTAAACAGCGATGAACGCAGCAGAAACCAGCGCATACCGGTCATCAACCAGGCACGGGAGTATATCCATGAAGCGGATAGCAAAGACCCGTTGAGTTTTGAAACGATGTGCTACGGGATTAATGTTGAGCCGGATGTTTTACGGAGGCAAATATCAAAATATTTAATTCAGGAGGCAACCAAAGAAACGACCATCAAAAAAATGACGTTAGGCAAGCGCAAAGCGCATTATCAGCGCATACAAGAGATTATTCAGATGGACTTACAAGGAGTATAGAAATGCAGAAATTTATTTTTGAAGGGCGTTTAGGCAATGACCCCGAACTACGTTATAGCAAAGACGGGCTGTCAATCGTGCAGGTAAGTGTAGCGGTGGCCAACCGCCGAAAGAACGATGCGGGCGAATACATTGACGATCCGTTATGGATTAGGACCTCGTTCTTCGGCAAGCGGGCGGAGTTTGTCAATCAGTGGTTCAAAAAGGGATACGGCATCATCGTAGAAGGCAAGTTGCAGAAGGGCAAGCCGTACCAGAAAAAGGACAGCCAGGAATGGGATTACTCGATTGATGTGATAGCCGATGATTGCCACTTTGTCAGCGGGCAGAAGCAGGAAAAGGCAGACGAGGGATTTTAATGCGCGTACTTGTCGCTTGTGAATTTTCTGGAATAGTCCGAGAGGCATTTGCTAAAAAAGGACATGACACATGGAGTTGTGATTTGTTGCCGACTGAAATACCGGGTAATCATATACAGGGTGATGTTTCTGATTGTCTTGGCGATAAGTGGGATTTGATGATTGCGCACCCGCCCTGCACGCACTTGGCGGTTAGTGGTGCAAGATGGTTCAAGAAAAAGTCGTTTGAACAAAAATTAGCACTTGAATTTATAGAGGAATTAATGAGCGCGCCAATTCATAAAATTGCCATTGAAAATCCAATCAGCATTATTTCAACGAGGATTAGAAAACCAGACCAGATAATTCAGCCCTGGATGTTTGGACACGGCGAAACAAAGGCAACTTGCTTATGGTTGAAAAATTTACCAAAACTTGAGGCAACTAATATTGTAGAGGGCAGACAGGCGCGGGTACACAGAGAACCACCAGGACCTGAACGGTGGAAAAATAGAAGTCGTACCTTTCAAGGCATAGCCAATGCAATGGCGGAACAATGGGGATGACCTACCAGCAATTCAAAGCCGAGTTATTACAGCAGCACCCTATTTGCGAGTATTGCAATTTCCGCAAAGCGACAGAGGTGCATCACTGCCTCTTCCACAGGCGAAAAGGCGTGCCGGAATTGGATTGCATAGAGAACTGCGCTGCTGTTTGTTCAAAGTGACACCAGGAGGGCAGAGTGAACAGCCGTGAGTATAAACAGCGGCATTGGCAGAAGCGGAAGGCGGAATGCTTTTTTATGGATAAGTGGCTGGACGAATTGCCGATAGCGTGCAAGGAAGGATTTGAATGAAAATCATCCGTGTTTTTCCCCGCCGAACCAATGCAACGCCTGATGACGATCTGGCTTATATCGGCGATCCTACTCTATTTGCAGAAGCCGACAAGGCGATGGTTAGCTGTACTTTTACATGGGATAAACCAGAAGCGGAGCGATTAGCAGAGGCGTGGAAAGTGATTGCACCTGTTGAATTGGGCGGCCCCGCTTATGGCGACCCGGGCGGCGAATTTACACCCGGATTATTTCTGAAAAACGGCTACACAATAACAAGCAGGGGCTGTAATAATAAATGCTGGTTCTGCTATGTTTGGAGGCGATCGGGAGAATTACGAGAACTTGAAATAAAAGACGGATGGATTGTTACGGATGATAACTTATTAGGCTGTTCCGAACAGCATATCCGCAATGTTTTCAAAATGTTGAAAAGACAACCAGAAAAAGCAAAATTTACAGGGGGGTTGGAAGCAAAATTAATAAAGGAATGGCATGTTGAATTATTTGCCGATCTGAAACCAAACTGTTTATTTTTCGCCTATGATACGGCGGATGATTATGAACCATTAATGGAGGCAATGAAATTATTTTATAAAAGCGATTACAACGGATATAGAAAATTACTTTGCTATGTGCTGGTTGGTTATCCGCATGATACTTTTGAAAAGGCGGAACAGCGGCTGAAGTCCGTTATGGATTTACAGATGACACCCTACGCCATGCTCTATAGAGATGAAAAAGGATTGACGACAAGAGCCTGGAGAATGTTTCAAAGGTCATGGGTAAGACCGGCGGCGATCAGGGCAAACAAACGATTTGAGGTAGTATGACCAGCCCCCTTGAACAGCTTTTAACGTTTTACATCCTGGCAGAGCCGGACATCCCTCAGCCGACTTTTGAGTACAGATTTGCACCCCCCCGCCGCTGGAGGTTCGACCTATGCTGGCCACAATTTAAGACAGCCGCAGAATGTGAGGGCGGCACTTGGACAGGCGGGAGGCATGTCAGGGGGGCTGGGTTCGAAAAGGATGCGGAGAAATACAACGAAGCTGCTATAATGGGATGGAAGGTACTGCGGTTCACGAAGGCGATGATTGAAAGCGGCGAAGCGATTATCAAGATTAAGGAGGCATTGAAATGAAATGTGATAGATGTGGCAAGGAAACAAATGATTATAGGCGCATAAAACCGATGGATAAAACAATCAAAGGGATGGATGAGGTGCTATGCCAAGATTGTTTAGAAAAAGAGATGGAAATTTGGCGGCAAGTAGAAAATGATACTGCCTATGACTATGGATATGATGGCGATGGTTGGTAGGAGGCATTGAAATGATATTAGAACTCATAGGCGTGTTGACCGATATTATGATCGTACTCGGCACAATCATAGCAGGCGTGATGTTAGCGGCATGGATCATCAATACCGCCCCGGATGATGTGGAGGAGGACTAAATGAGGGCTAAGGAATATGCCGGGAGATATAAAAATAATCCAACTGATGATGAACTTGGAAAAATCGTAATTGAGTTTATGCATGAAATAAAATTACTCGCAGATAGCCGTCATTCTCATGCAGAGCCAGTAATTAAGTCTATTGTGTATGAGCAGGATAAAAAGTGGCGGGCGTTTGCAAGAGAAGTTGGAAACGACCATATAAAACCAACTGGATTTATGGATTTGTTGAAACATAAATTTCCAGAAATTGCCGCCGCAATATTGGAGGACTAAATGCCTAAAACAACCCCTACAGGTTTACCTGACCCAAAACAATCTCCAGAGGTTGATAAGCGGTGTAAGAATTGCAAGTGGTTTTCAAGGCGTGTTTTACCGCCCGATGATTTAGGTATTTGTAATGATGCGAAAGACTTTACTCCAGCAATGTGGCAATATGAGGATCGTATCGGTTGTAATAATTGGTGGGCAAAGGAGGAAGAATGATAAAGTTGAAATTAAACCACACGGAAAAATCTATATTAGATGATGGCAATTATGGAATGGTACATGATGACTGGCTCACGATGCACCAGGAGCTCGCCCGTCTGAATAAAGCGATTAGGGATGCGGTGGGGGACATGGAATTGATAAAAACAGCGGATGAACCAACAAGAATCGGATGGCGTTTTTATTGTCACGGAATAAAGGATGCCCTTGACATCCTCCGCAAGCACTTCCCCGATGAACTGAAGGAGGACGATGAGGATTTACTTGAGGAGGAAGATTTGCAGATTGAAGAGAGAGAAAGGCGAAAACAAGAAGGAGGATAACAATGAGTAAAGAGTACAAAATCTGCCCCGTGTGTTTTGGCAATGGCGAAATCCGCCAAGAGGAGCGCAATCCGCTGAAAGTGATTGCAGAACAAAAGAAAATCATTCGCTTAATACGTGAGGATGGGGAGGAAGCGTATAAATTGATTATCGGCTTGTTAGATACTTATGTAAGCAAAGACGGCGGAATTTCAAAAGAAGTCATTGGGGTATTGCAGCCGATAATTGATAGCTATAAATACCAGCACGAAATTTTATTGAAGCAGTTGGATGATCAGGAGAAGAAATGAGAATAGAAACAGGCGATTATGTAGAAGTGATTTGGAACGAGCTTTCTTTTGACGGTAAAAGTAAGAATTATGGGAAGGTTATTTACATACCGTCTGGCACGGGCGATATGTGGCATATTGAGTGCAAAAATCCGTTGAATAACTCCAACTATGTTTTAGCTGTCAATCCGCAATCAAGTGGGTTAGATTGCATTATTCTTGTGCATAAGGGGAATGAACAGGAGGCAGAGAAATGGTGATATATCGTTGTGATAGATGTGGCGAAGTGTATGACGAGTCGGAAGATGTTCGTTTATTGCAGGTATTAAAAGCGCATGAGTTTATTCCAACATCTTTAAACCTCTGCGTAAAATGTCAAATTAAATTACAGGCGGTAATAAAAGAGTTTTATAAGATTGATGAACAGGAGGCAGAGAAATGAACACACAACAAGAAACGATTACTACTTGTCCGAAATGTGGGGTAGACAATATGCAGTTACAAATAAACCATGACGGGACAAAATTAGAACGAAAATGCCGGAGATGCGGTTGGTTTGATAGTATTTCCGCACTTGATCAGAAACAAAATGGTAAACAGGAGAAGAAATGACCAGCAAGATATTCAGTGGTGATTATAGCGCAGATATGTGGCGGTCAATTAATAAGGCGAAAACAAAATCTGAATTAAGACAAGCAATCTATTTTGTGTGTTGTCGTATTCAGGAACTGGAAAGCAAGATTGACAAGCAAAGGACAAAGGATGAACAGGAGGCAGAGAAATGACAAGCAAATCCGTACAAAAGCGCATTAACATCCAGCAGGGCAAAACGAGGATGACAATACAACAAGAAATAATAATCTGGCACAAGTATCCAGAGGAAAAGCCACCTTACTTTTGGGCCGCCCGATTATTGGTAGCAATCCAATTGAATGGATCATATATAACCACTTACGCTTGTGAGTGGAATAAAGATTATTTTGTTCTTCCGTTTGTAAGTACGCTTGATAAAGTTATCGCTTGGGCAGAGATGCCCGCTGGATGGCAGGAATGAACGCCTTTATTGATTGCCCAGAAGCACCGCTTGACCCACCGGAAGATGGTTACGAGGAAGATGAGGGCGATGATGTTGAGCGAGACTACAACAGGGAGGATGATGCGGAATACGATTTACTGGAGGACAAATGACCAACGACATTGACCGACAAGTAGCCTTTGAAGTGATGAAATACGCGGACTATAGGGACGGCAGGGCGGCGAAGCCCGTGCCGATTGGAGATAGCATAGAGGGTATCATTGATATTGATTTTGACTGGATTGAATGGACACCGTCCACTGATATAGGTCAAGCGATGATGGTGGCGGATAGGATGCGGTTTGAATTGGACTATCGCATAACTATAACTGGCGGACGACAAAACTGGTCAGTTGTATTTGGTGTTCGTGGCGCCGACCTTATTGAGCCAGTTGTCAACGAGGATTTGCCCGCCGCCATTTGCCAAGCAGCACTAAAGGCGGTGGAATGAGCAAAAGTCCAGACAGATTTATGACAAGGAGCGGAAACATGGAACAACAAGAGGACTACATGGTTGACTTTGCGCTTACAGCAGACCAGGAAAAGACACTGCGCGAATCGTTCAATGCTATAATGGCCGGCGGAGGGTACGGGAACATCCGGCTGGAATTCAGGGACCACAAGCTGATGTATATCAAGTGCGAAACGATCAACAAAGTGGGGAGTGCAAATTATACAGAATATTAGGAGGCAAAAATGAGGTGCTCTTATTGCGCAAGTAAAATAGACAAAAAATCAAGCGCATGTCCGAAATGTGGTGCTCCAAACGAAAAGAGGGTTATTAAATATAATCAGGAAAAAACAAGAGTTTGCTTGGCAGATAGAACAATAGAAGGGATTATCCCCCCCCCCAGATGAATATTGTGAGGATTGTGGCGAAAAGATGAAATATGAAATTGGGTATAAAGAATACTTTAATTCTGAAACAGGAAATAAGCGCAAAGACTTGGAATATTTGCTTTATGTGTGTCCTAATAACCCCGGCGAGTTTATGGGGTTTTGGGGGGGTGGCAGACATTGGTCTATTTTATATTACTATGATGACAAAGAATGGCATTTTGATAATATAGGACATTGGAGCACAATCGAGAAAGCAACGCGATAATTAGTAGTATAATAATAGCAGTAGAAAAAGCCGACAAGAATGTGCCGGCTTTTATTTTAAGAAGGAGTATAGGAACATGTTATTTGGAATAAGTTTGCCTGCGATTGTTGGACTGTTGGTTGAGCTGTTGAAAAAGGTGGGGATTATAAGCACTGGAGATCATGCCAGGCTTGCAAACATCATCCTGTCTGCCATGGGCGCATTAGCCGTATCGCTGATTGCGGAATTTAACTTCCAGGTGCCGCAGATTGTTATTGTCATCGTTGCGGCTGTCTATTCGGTAGTTGCCTCGGCGCTGGGCTATACCATTGGTGAAAGCATCGTAAAGAAGTAAGTCAGTTGATGGGCGGTATCCGTATTAAGTGAGCAGGTAGACGGCCCTCCTCCGTCAACCCATTATTAGCTCCACCGCCCACCTCGCTATTATGGATGATCTATTATTCGGAATAAAGTTCTACCTGTTCGGCACGCTTATTATGCTGGATATTGCCCCGTTCTTTTGGCGGCTTAACTATGAGCGTATCAACACAGAGGACGACACCAGGGGGTTCATGCTGGCACTTGGGCCGATATACTTTGAGGTGCTGCAATAGAACCACTGGCAGACTTCCCGGCCGCAATTTCAAAAGCGCAAACGATGCAAGATAACGGCATTCGCATAACTCTTGATTTGCCGGAAACAGAAGCGGCAATGCTGGCAAAGGCGCACGAACTAAAGACAGGGGAACGATACCTGCATATCGTTATATACGATGCAGATGAATTCAGTAAAGCTATTCAGAGCAATAAATAACAATGCCATTTAAGCAAGGACAATCTGGTAATCCGGGGGGGCGACCAGCCCATCAAACGAAATATCTGAAAGCGCTTGTCAGACTAATCAAACAGAATGATTGGCGCGATATTGTTATGAAAGCCGTAGAACAGGCCAAGAGGGGCGACAAGTCCGCGCGTCAATGGCTGGCTGATTACTGTTTGGGCAAGCCCGTGCAGTCTATTGACCTAAGCGTACCAGATAAGGTCATCTTTGAAGTGAAGTATGGTAGCGATAACAATACCGATAAACCTACCGATACCGCATGACAAGCAAAAGGACTTCATCTCCAGCCCTGCAAAACGAAAGGTCATTGTTGCTGGCAGGCGCGGCGGTAAGACAACGGGCGTATCCATGTTAGCGGCTACTGCATTCCTGGATAATAGGCGCATATTGTATGCCGCGCCAACGCAAGAACAGACAGACGCGTTCTGGACGGCGATTAAAAAATACTTTGCCGAGCCGATTGCCAACAAGTACATTTACAAGAACGAAACGGAGCGCATATTACAGTTGGGTGATGCGCGGATTAGGGGCAAGACGGCTTGGAATGCGGACACTTTACGCGGCGATTATGCAGACTTACTAATTCTTGAAGAGTGGTCATTGATGGAGCCAAGCGCATGGGATGAAGTGGGCGCGCCTATGTTGCTTGACAACAACGGGGATGCGGTATTCATATTCACGCCCAAAAGGCGTAATCATGCTTACCAAACCTACCAGAAGGCAGTCCAGGACGACACCGGACGCTGGAAGGCATGGCACTTTACATCACTAGACAATCCGCATTTGAGCAAAGAAGCCCTGGCTGAAATCACGGCTGATATGACAGACGAGGCATATCGGCAGGAGATCATGGCCGAGTTCCTTGAGGGTGAGGGTGTTGTATTTAGGAATATCCCTGCGTGCATGAAAGCGCCGCTGAATGTTGATCCAAAGAAGCACGAAGGACATAATATAGTTGCTGGACTTGATTTAGCAAAACAGCAGGACTTTACAGCTATTAGTGCTGGATGCGTTGATTGCCACGAAGAGATAGCGCGAGACCGATACAACAAGATTGATTATCAGTATCAGGTAAAACGCATTAGTTTATTTTGTAAAAAGTGGGGGGTTGATACACTTTTAGTTGATTCTACTGGGGTTGGCGATCCTGTTTTTGAACAGCTAACTCGTGATTTAGACGGATTAGTTCTTCAACAGAGATTAGATTGAGATGAGCCATAGCATGATGATTGGGGCAAAGAACAATAAGATTGTCGAGTCTGTTTTTACCGCCGGACGAGCGCGGAACTATGTGATGAACATTTATAACAGTATCAAAACCGCATATTTGGCACTTGTTTCCATAATGGGAAGTTGCCATTTTTCTTGCAGTAATGCAGTTATTACTGTCGCGATAGTTTGGGTTCTTATTACCGGAAACATCGACTTGTTTCATGGTAAGTTTTCTATTGAATCTGTATTCATGCGAGCATAATCTTGAACAAAACTTTGCCCTCTCGTACCTGTGTGGCTTTACAAAAAAGGGCTTATGACAAAACAAGCATTCTTTCTCAACGCCATTACATCTGTCAAGGTTTGGGTTATTCTTTATTGCCAGTGATTGCGCTTTGTTTGAGCAGCTTCTTGAACAATAAACCCCATTCTTTACTTCAGATGGTTTTCGTTTTATTCCTTGCTTCCCGCAGTATAAGCATGTATAAAGTGGCATTGTTTTATCTTCCCAAAATAAATGTAGGTAGATTGGGGTAATCAAATTATACTATGAATGTAGTAAAATTCTTATTCACTGCTTCGAGTAAGCCGCCATTGATTGAAAACCTGGCATTGGCGTTAGAACGTACCGAGTGGCAATTCCAGCAGGATGCAGTGTGGACGGGCGAATTGGAATCTTACGAGCGCAAAGTCAGCGCAAATACAGGGCGGTCATCTTACAGCGCGCCTGAAGGTTTACATGACGACACGGTGGTGGCGCGGGCACTTATGTTACGCGCTGCTGGATTACAGACAACGATAACGGAGAACCCGTTTTTCAATTAGAGGGGAACTATGAGCTTTTTAGACAATATACGCAATTCTGCACGGACATGGCTTGGCATATCTGATACTGATAAAGATGAGTTTTATGAGCGGCAAAAAGAAATTGCCCTACGGCGTGATTACCGCATGGGCTGGCAGCGCAAGCCGCTGGTTACGAAGTACGGACAGCCGGATGATAACCTGCTTGTCAACTTCACGGGGCTAATCATTGACCGCAGCGTATCACTACTGTTTGGGCAGGGTATTGAATTTGACTTACCTGGCGATGGGGAAACGCCCGAACAGCAATACATTGACAAAGTATGGGAGCTGAATAAGAAGTCAATTTTTCTGCACAAATGGGGACTTCTTGGATCAGAGTCTGGAACTGGCTATATAAAAATTGTACCGGATGGCGTGTTTGACAAGGACGGCACGGCATACCCAAGATTGATACCGCTTGACCCGCTGTATATGACAATGGAAACCACGCCGCACGATGTGGATACGGTTATTCGTTACATCATCCGCTATAACTATGATGGACCGGATGGTAAACTCGTTGCTTTCAAAGAGGTGATAGAAGAGGGTGCTAAAAGCGGCTGGGTTATAACGGACTATGAGGACAGGGGCGGTGGATTTGAGATGGTCGGCAAGCCAGTGAAGTGGGAATACAACTGGGCAAACATCTCACATAATCAGAACCTTCCCGCTGCTGGCGGTCCTTACGGGCAACCGGATATAACTGACGATGTGGTGATGATGCAGGATAGGCTGAACTTTATTGCGTCAAACATCTCGAAGATCATTCGCTATCACGCCCACCCGCGCACCTACACCATGGGGGCAGGCGCGATGAGCAAAGAGACATGGGGGCCGGATCAGATTGTTCAGTTCGGCAATGCGGACGGCAAGATTGCCAACCTTGAAATGCAATCCGACCTGGCAAGTTCGCAAAACTTCTTCCTGACAATACGGCAAGCGCTATTTGACATCACTCGCACAGTTGATATTGACAGCGTAGCCGACAAGCTGGGGGCATTGACCAACTTTGGCTTGAAAGTCCTGTACAACGATGCACTGGCAAAGGTCAATAGCAAGCGTGAATTGTATGGGGATGCACTATTGGATCTGAACAGCCGCCTGCTTGAAATGAACGGCATGGACAATGACCCCGGTGAGATTGTTTGGCCGGATGTGCTGCCCGTCAATGGCATGGAGCTGTCCAGCGAATTGCAGCAGGACTTGGGCATGGGCATACTGGATAAACAATCAGCCGCACTCATCAAGGGCTATGATTGGGAACAGGTGCAGGAACGATTGGGCGAAGAGGGCGAAGAGAATAACGATGTGGGGACAGCGATATTAAATGCGTTTAATAGAGGACGAGAATAACATGAAATGTGAAACTTGTGGATTGGACATGGAGTTATGGCAGTCAGCGGCCAGTGAGATGGGGCTAATCAAGCGCTACCGCTGCGTATGTGGGTTTGAAAAGGCAGAGATTGTCAGCGTAAAGCCGCCGGCCGAGGACAAGCCAAAACAACGGTACGACAAGGCAGACAAGCTGGATTGAAGTAGTATAATTTAGCTGGGGATTCAGCAGGGAGGCTGAATGAATAAATTCTGGAAATATAAGCGCGTATTGGTAACGGGTGCGGCGGGGTTTCTTGGCTCGCACCTATCCAGCGCGCTTTCGCTTTTAGGGGCTGAGGTAGTGGGGCTTGATAACGATTGGGATAACTTTCATACCGACTTTAGCGGGGTATTAGTCAATGGCGATATTAGAGACTATGACCTGCTAACCCGCACATTATCCAAGTACGAAATTAGTATCATCTTTCACCTGGCAGCCGTATCAACTGTCAGTATCAGTAAGCGCAATCCGCAAGAGGCGTTTAGTTCTAATGTGGACGGCGTAGTGAACATCCTTGAAGCCGCGAGGCAATATGATGAAATAGAGTACATCATTTGCGCTTCCACCGACAAGGTATATGGGGAGCTTGGCGATAGACCAGCGTACATCGAAACCGATCCTGTTTGTGCACTGAACCCCTATGACTGTTCTAAAGCGTGTGGCGACCTGATAGCACAAACCTACCGACAAGCGTATAACATGCCTATTGGAATGACTCGTTGTGGCAATATGTACGGCGGTGGGGATATGAATTGGAATCGTCTCATACCTAACACCATCCGCAGAATACACGCCGGACTTAACCCGCAAGTATGGGGGCTGGGCGATGAAACGCGGGACTTTTTATATATTGATGATGCAGTCAGCGGGTATATTGCAATGGCAGAGAAGCACGCGGACGGGGTGTATAACTTTGCGACTGGCAAGCAATCAAAGGTGTTGGATGTAATACAGGCCATATCGCACCTGATGGATACGCAGATAGAAACGGAGGTATTGGGAAATCCAGAAGGTGAAATCAAAAATCAATGCCTGGATTGGAGCAAGGCGCGCGAAGGATTAGGGTGGATGCCGGAGAATGACATCAATACCGGACTGCAAAAGACGGTGGAATGGTATAGGAGTTATTTAGCGAATGGATAAGGAAACCAAAAATGAAAAACCCAATTAGAGTGTTTGAAGTTACAAAAAAGAATGGTGATAAGGTAAAAGTTGAGGCGCAGTATTGTGTGCCAAGAGACGACGGGGTTCTTGTTTTGGGCGTAGATGATACACGGGAAGATAAAGCAAAACCAGAAATTGAGCAAAACCACATGCAACTTGTTGGAATTTTTCCTGCCAATATATGGAAGCAAGTTATTGCCATTAAATAAATTTGTAGCCGGGAAGTCATACATCCCCACTACTGCCCCCGTGGTTGGCGTAGAAGAGGCGATGATACTGCGGGATATTGCCGATGACCTTGAAGTGGGAAAGTTCCCGACATACTTCTACTGTGATTTATTCGAGAAACGATTTGCCAAACTTGTCGGCGCGAAATATTGTCTATTGTGTAATAGTGGATCATCCGCTAACCTGCTTGCCATTAGCGCATTGACTTCCCCGCTATTGGGTGATAGGCGATTGAAGCCGGGCGATGAGGTGATAACGACTGCATTGAACTTCCCGACAACGGTTAATCCAATAATCCAGAACGGATTAGTGCCGGTGTTTGTGGATGTGGAGTTGCCGTACTATGTCAGCGAGCCGGTCTTATATAGCGAGCCGGTCATATTTGCCGACACGCTGGGCAATATTGATTATTCTGAATCCGCGTCTTGGAATGTGCGGGACAGGTGCGATTCGCTTGGTTCAGAACATCACGAGGATAGGGATATGGACATCAAGACCTATTCCTTCTACCCCGCCCACCATATCACAATGCAGGAAGGCGGCGCGGTATGCACTAATGACCCGCTGCTATACAAAATACTAAAATCCTTCAGGGATTGGGGGCGTGATTGTTGGTGCGAGCGCGGACAGGATAACGCCTGCGGTAAACGGTTCGATGGGGATTACGACCATAAATATACTTACAGTCATATCGGCTATAACCTGAAATGCACCGACTTTCAGGCGGCGATTGGATTAGCGCAATTGGAAAAGCTGGACAAGTTCAGCGAGATACGGAGGCACAATTGGAAACGTTTGCACTCCAATATGCAGGACTTGCAGAAATACATTATTTTGCCAGAACCAACCCCGTCGGCGAATCCTGCGTGGTTCGGTTTTGCCTTAACGATACGGCCCGACACTGGCTTAAAAAGAAAGGACATATTATTGCACTTGGAAGCGATGGGAATAGGTACGAGATTGATGTTCGCGGGCAATATCCTACGGCAACCGGCTTACAAGAACATAAACCATAGAGTAATCGGCAACTTTGACAATACCAACCTAATCCACGATAACGCCTTTTGGATAGGGTGCGGGCCGCATATTGATGACCAACGCGTAGATTATATGCTTACTGTTTTACACGAGGTAATAAAATGAACTGCCGAATCTGTAACCGATCCTGTACGCCGTTATTCACGCTGGATAATCAACCAGCGGGCGTGCAGCATTTGCCTGATACACCGGATAGCAAGGGTATAACACTGAATGTAGTGCAATGTACTGGATGTGGGTTAGTCCAGCTTGACAACGAACCCGTGTGGTATTGGAAGGAGGTGATCCGTTCCTCTCATTTATCCGAAAAGATAAACGCCTATGCAGAAAGCGTGGATTCATTCAACGAGTTAGAACATCAACCCAACCCGAACGAATACTTGCAGCAGCTTTACGATTACCGGCCACCGATAACGATAACTGTCCCGAACTGCAATGAAATGCAGATGTACGACTATTGCATTGACCATTTGATGTACTTCACCGATGAAACGCTGGACTTTGCATTACAACTAAACGGGTTTAGGGTAGGTATGATTATGGAGGTGCTTGATGGCACTACACTTGAAGCAACAGTAGAACGGAGACCATTTATAGATGCAAGTGATAACTTTGATTGGGATGGATTAAAAGCATTTGTAGAACAACACTTTTTATTTGGCATTTACGGCGCAAGCCATCAAACATTTGCTTTATTGCCAATGATGTACAACATTAGAAGTTGCGTGAAATTTATCATAGACGATAACCCCGACAAGCAGGGCAAGTACACCCCCGCAACGAACATCCCCATTGTTGGACCCGAAAAGCTGGGTGAACTTGACACTATCATCGTTATGGCGGGCGGTTATTCCGATGAGATAGTCAAGAAGCTGGATACATTCAAGGGCAGCGTGGCGGTATTGAAAGGCAACAAGATTGAGGTGATTAGGTGATTAGAGATAAATTGAAAATGATTGGATTGGCGTTTATTGCTTTCGGAATAACAATTTTAGTTTTTGTTATAGTTTCAGTTATATCATGGGGGTGATTAGGTAAAATGGAACCAATAATTACTGCATTTATTGGGGATGATGGGGAAGTTGAGTTCATTGATGGCGGCGCATCCACCGCCCAAACACCAACAGAAAATAAATTGGATGAAATAATTGAACTGTTAGGAAAAATGGATGAGATTATAACCTTGCTAAAACGAATGGACGATAAATATATAAGGAATATCATCCGTTGACCCCCGAACAACTAAAAGCTAATAAGCCGTATGTGTACGGCAAGGTGCAGAAGCACGGCATGAGAATAGTGCGCCTTGAATATGACTATATTTGCAACTTCCATTGTCAGCACTGCGATATAAAAGAATATCAATCTATAAAGGATAATAGACGCAAACTGTCTATTATTGATGTCAAGGACATAGCGCGACAAGCGGATGAATTAGGATTTGCGCAATTTGTTATCAGCGGTGGTGAGCCGTTGATCTATCCTGAATTTGACAAGATAGTGGAAGCGATTGACCCGCAGAAGTTCTATATCACAACGGATACGAATGGGTGGCTATTGGATGATATAAAACTTGAAAGGTTGAAGGCAGTCGGCATTGACAAAATACAAATAAGCATTGACAACATGGATGCAAGAATACACGACAAGTTTCGGGGGAAAGAGGGATCAAGGGACAAGGCAGGATTCGCTGTTATGGCGGCACAAAGACATGGCTTTAATGTCATTGTTCAAACGGTGGTTGATAAACAGCGCGCTAATTCAAGGGAACTAATTGACTTCTTGCAAGGGTGGAAAATGCTTGGCATTCCGGTATATGTGGGTTACGCCAAACCTGTTGGCTTATGGAAGGGGCGTGATGACCTCATGCTTGACCAAGCGGACATTGACTATGTCGAAGCGCTATGCAAGAAGTACAACGCATTCAGTCATATAACCCCTACAGGCGGGTGTATCGCCATGAAGCGGATGATCAACATAACCAAGTGGGGTGATGTGAACCCCTGCCCTGTAATGCAAGAGTACAGCATAGGCAATATATTCAATGAGCCGTTGAAGGACATTGTAGCAAGGGGCGACAAACAGTTTGCAGGGTACATGCCCACCTGCCCTATGGCAGTGGAAAAGGATTACATTGAGAGGTTGAATGAAAGAAACTAAAATGTATTGTGATTTATGCAAGAAAGATATTGATTCTTTTCACAGCTATTCATTAGACCTTATGTTTGCTGCTGATAAAGGCATATATTATTCAATGGGGACGGCATCGTACCCGAAGCTGCGCATAGAATGGGATTTATGCGATGAGTGTGCTAATAGAATATACAAGCTAATTTGTGAGCTTAAGTGAAAGACTACCCTATTGATGACCTGATGCTGATTAGTCAGCACTTTGACCCAACACCGCTAAAGAACGCGCGGGTATTCATCACGGGCGCAGGTAGCTGGTTCGGCACTTGGATTACCTCATACCTGGACTATGCCAATATCAATTATGAAAAGTGGCTGAAGCCGTATGATCGCTTCCCAACAGGCGCGTTTGATTATGTCATTCACTTGGCGCAATATCAGACGCGTCATGTATTGAGGTTCGCTGGTTTAGCACAATGCAAGACATTCCTGTTCACTTCAAGCGGGAGCGTCAACAAGCCGGACCCGGATGCCAAAAGTAACAAGATTGAGGATGAAGCAAGAGTGAGGGAATATGGACTGGATTATCGCATTGCTCGGTGCTATTCTTTTATTGGTCCCGGGTGTCCTACTCGCTATGCTGCTGGATTATTTATTCAGCAGGCGTTAAATGGCAATCCATTACAGGTTTACCACGATGGGACAAGTATCCGCACCTATCTATATATAGCCGATTTAGTAGCATGGCTGTTGACCATCATGGTAAAAGGGCAATCGGCTATTTACGATGTGGCGGGGTATGAGCCCATAACGATATTAGACTTGGCAAGGCGTATCAACAAGGCAACGGGCAATAAGGGCTTGACATTGATGGACTTCAAGAATGAGGACATACGACCCGTGTATGTACCAGATAGCACAAACTTGAAGCGGGCAAGGGAGCTGGGGCTGAATGCGTGGACGGGTATTGATGAGGCGATAAAAAGGACAGTGGCTTATCTGGAAGGATCCGATTTATTATGACATTACCAAACACGGTAACAGTTGAGGACATTTTACCAATTATGATTGAGTTGCGAAAAATAGCCCGCGAGCTAAAAGACTATAAAGCCGCTGACGCCCTCCGCGATATGTTTGTGCTTTTAGGTGCTGAGGTGGCAGACTACAAGAATGGGGAAACTCGCTATTACTATAATGGAAAATATTATAAATGAAAATATCTGATTGGGTATGGGCGTTTATCGCAAAGCAAGGCGTGAGGCATATTATGCTATTGGCGGGCGGCGGGGCAATGCACCTGGTAGATTCACTTGGTAGAAATAAGGATTTAACCTATGTCAACTTCTTACACGAGCAGGCCGCAGGATTCGCGGCGGAAGGATACGCACAATATACCGGACTCGGTGTCTGCTTGGTTACTTCCGGCCCTGGAGCTACGAATGCAATCAGTTCATGCGCCGCCTGTTTTGTTAATTCCTCTCCGGTTCTATTTATATCTGGTCAAGTTTCTACCACTGACCTTAAGGCAGAAGAGCAACGGTTTAATGGTGTACAGGAAATTGATATTATCGAGATGGTTAGACCAATAACGAAATATTGCCGCCGCTTGATGAACCCTGAAAACACAATGGCGACTTTCGGCATAGCTGTACACGAGGCGATCAGTCAAAGACAAGGCCCCGCATGGGTGGATATCCCCCTTGACATTCAGGCAGCCGATACCACTTGTGCAATAAAGCAGGTCATCCCTTATCAGTATTATGATGACTTTGACCTTGAAATGGTGCTGGATTACATAGACGAGGCAAAGAAGAAAGTTGTATTGATTGGACATGGTGCGGCGATCTACCGCGAAACTGTACAAAATTTTGTACATAAGTTCAGGGCATTACACCCGCTGCTAACCTGGCGGGCGATTGATCTATTTGACGGGCTGCGTCCTGGAATATTGGCTTCGCCCGAGGCGAACAAGGAATTACAGTCCGCCGATTTGGTATTGTGTTTAGGGGCAAGGATGGACAAGGAAACAATCGGCTATGACTATGCCAACTTTGCGCCGAAAGCAGTAAAGATAGTCATTGATGTTGACGAGGCAGAGTTAGAAAAGCTGCCAGATGATTGGGTGAAGATAAAGACGGACTGCAAGTATTTTATGGAGAAAATGTTATGAACTACTTTATTTTTGGATTATTTATTTTGTGTTTGCCAGGAATATTTATTGCCAACGCGATATGCAATCTAATTGATTGGTTATTTCGCCATGATTGATTTATATGACGACCCATTCCATAAATTGAGCATGAGACTTGGTATGCTGCGGGGTATAGAACTTGATGCAGTAATTAGAGAAGTGCCCGTCCCGGAAGAGGTGAAATATGAGTTGGAGTTACTTGAATCGTGGGCGCGTTCAATTCCAGATGATGAAATAAATAACGCGATGATTGACATTTATTCTTTTATAAAAGAGTTAAATAGGTTGTCTTTGCCTGATGACATAATTTGTCCTTCGGCAAGCGGATACGGGTGTTTAATTACTTTGCAAGAGTGGCGACTAAAGCCCGGCCAACGATTCACCACTAACTTCGTATTCGGGCAGATGGGGGCTGGACTATCAACAGCTATTGGCGCAACGCTGGCTACAGGACGCAGGGTATTGCTCATTGAGGGCGATGGTGGATTCCAATTGAACTTTCAAGAGCTGGCAACAGTAAAGCGATTGAACCTGCCTATCATTATGTTCATCATCAACAATAACGGCTATCATTCTATAAGGCAAATGCAGAAGAACCGATTTGACGGTCATCTTGTGGCGTGTGATAGCACAAGTGGGGTGAAACTGCCATCATTAAAACAAGTTGCCAAATCATACAAAATAAATTATCGTAAACTACATGATTTATCAGAAAATCCATTTAGTTATTACCTTGAATATTATTTCAAATTTAAATTGCCGTTAATAATAGAGGTCATGGCCGACCCCAACCAACAATACCGCCACCGTTTGAAGTCCGATTATATTGACGGCAAATGGCAATGGCAGAGGCTGGAAGAGATTGAGTGAAAAAGCCAATAACAAAACCAAAGTTTGATTTTATCGCTTGGCTGCAAAGGTGGACTAAAACACTTGACAAGCAGGAGCAGAAATATACCAACCAGCTTATTGAAGCATTCAAAAAGAACTATCAGCAGGTTCAGCCGTATATCAGGAATATAGAACTGCTGATTGAAGCCAACCCTAAAATAACACAGGCGGCGATCAAGAAATCGCCTGAATTCAAAAAGTTGATAAAAGCCACTGAAAAGGAACTTAATAGTTTTACAGAATACGCCAAGACAACGCTTGCTTTAGCGATTGATGCGGGAGCATTATTGGCATTGTCGGCAATCAAGAACATGGGCATGACCCCCGTACCGCCAACCGCGCTTGAAGTCGTTACCCGCTTCCTGCAACCGGATACTGCTCTATATGAGCGCATAGGGTTATGGGCTGGCAATGCAAGGAAAGGCGTTATTGATGCAATTATTGAGGGGGTGGGATTAGGGCATAACCCGCGCAAGATCGCCGCTGATATTGTCAAGGCGTATGGGGTTGAATTGACAGATGCCTTAAGAACATCCCGCACCGCACAGTTATGGGCGTATAGGGAAAGCACGCGGATGAACTATATTGCCAACGGGGTGAAAAAATGGGTATGGTATGCCGAGCTGGATGACCGCTGCTGCGGGGCATGTACCGCTTTACACGGGCAGGTATTTGATACAGATGATGCCATTTTGGACGGTCATTATAACTGCCGCTGCACGATGGTTCCGGTTGAGGCGTATGACATGATGGTAGCAGATGGGCTTACATTATCCGGTAAGGATTATTTTGATAATCTCACCGAGCAGGAACAGAATGATTTTATCGGCAGGGCAAAGGCAGAGGCATACCGCGCCGGGCGATTTGAATTTTCAGCATTGGCCCAGCAGGTGGAAGATAGAACCTATGGGCACATGCACATTGAAACTCCACTAAAGGATTTGATTTAATGGACAGTAAGGATTTATGGCTGATTGTTTATAGAGCGCTTTGTATGGTGGTACACGCGCTTGAAAAGTATTTGGGATTTGTGGAAGATGATAAGAATAAATGCTAAAGTTGTGTTATACTATTAGGTAATGGGGATGAAAGTCTAACCCACTAATTCCAGCCCGCACTAAATTTTAGTCCCGGCAAACCGCAAGAAGCCGCCTTTTACAGCCCGCTTCATAAGAGCGGGTTTTTTAGGTTAATAACGAAAGGGGATACACAATGTCCGAAGAAAAGACCGAGACGGTCTTAACTCCTGAAATCGAGCCGGTTCCAGAAGTAAAAGATATGCCCGAAGAGAAATCAGCCGAGACGGTTGATGGACTAAAAGCACAATTGCTAAAAGTTGAAAAAGCACTAAAAGAAACCAACAGAGAAGCCGCTGAACGCCGCAAGAAATTAGAGGCGTTTGAAGAAGCGGAAAAGATACGCAAAGAAGCCGAGACGTCCGAGATGGACAAATTAAAACTGCAAGCCGAGACGGCACAAAAGCAGGCGGTGGAATTGCAAAAAGCATTACTGAAGCGCGATGTTGCTGCAAAGTTTGATGTACCTGAAATACTGGTTGACCGCTTGAAAGGGGACACGCAGGAAGAAATGGAAGCCGATGCCGAAAAGCTAATGAAGGAACTTCCCAAGCCGAAACAGGCAAATATTTCCGCGACCAATCCGGGCGGTAATCAATCAATAGAGGAAACAGACGCACAGCGATATAAGCGCTTATTTGGTTCACAAAATTAAAGAGGGAAAATAATGGCTGATTTAAATACCTGGAGTGATGTCTCCAGTATAGCGCTAACCCTCCAGAAAGACGCCTATTTTATCGTAAGACAAATGGGCGTTATGCAGAACTTAATCACTGTATTAAGGGATGCAACTGGAATGAATACGCGCACAAGTTATAAGTATAACGCTGGCACGGCGATTGAGCTTGGAGACGAAGATGATCTGACCAGTTCAGCGTTCACGCCATCGCAAGATCAGGTGCTGACCCCAAAACAAATTGGGTTGCAGTTCTTTATCACCGATGCCCGCGCAATGTCCATGACACCAGAACAAATTATTGCTGATGCCAATAAAGAACTTGGATTTGCGGCATTAGACAAGATTGAAGCGGATTTGACGGGTGATATGGAAAGTTTGACGGGTGGTTCGCTGGGCGCTGGCACGGCAACAATTACATGGGGGCGTGTTACTGCTGGTGTTGCGCAGGCGCGCAATGCCAATAAGTCTCCGTCAATTCCATTGAGCTATGTCCTGCATGGTTATCAATATGCCGTATTAGGTAAGGCTGCGAGTATCGCTGCTTCAACCCAACCAGCCGCTCTCGGTTTTGCCGAAGAGATGACCCGCAAGGGTTTTGTTCAGGTGTATAACGGCGTTCCGATGTACGAGACCTACCAGGCAGTTAGTTCGGGGACTGCTTTCGCGGGCGGAATCTTCCCGCGCGAAGCAATTGCGATTGACTGGCGGCAACCGATTCGTGTAGAGCCTCAGCGTGATGCCTCACGGCGCGGCTGGGAATTCAACATGTCGGCTATCTATGCACATGGCGTATGGCGACCTGACCTGGGTGTTTGTATGAACATGCTTGCGGAAACTCCTACGAGTTAAGGGGTGATGATATGCAAAACTATGTAAATGTACCTATCTTAGGATACGGGTTCACCCCCAATGGCGCGACTGTTGCGGCTAACAATGGGACCATTCCTGTCGGCACAACCTATATCCACGTAATGACCATTCCATCAGATGATCTTGGTGGCGGAATCACGATTACCGAATTCAAGCCGTATTGTCATGGGACTATTGCGGCCAATGTCATGAATTTGGCGCTGGTTGCAATTGGAACGACCGACACGGTTGTAGGCACGGTAGCCAACTTGGCTTCCGCAACCTACGGATTCGGCGGGATCAAGAACTACTACAATGTCGGTGGCACAACCATTGACGGGTGGTGGGTTGATAACGATGCCGGCGATTACCAGCTTGCAGTGGAAATCAAGCAAGTTGCAGTTCTGGCAGTCGGGACTATCAACCTGAGCGTTGGTATCGGCTGGCAGCAAGGCCGCTAAAGCAAATTGTCCGACCGGATAGCGTGTACACGCGAAAGCGCCTCCTCCCAGCGTTTCCGGTCGGTTTTGGGAGTTCCTACGGGGAGTTAGGTTAACATGACGAAGATAATGTGGATGTCCAATGGCATGAATGCGAATACGGGTTACGGCGTTCAGTCCAGGTTATTTGTACCGAGAATAAAGAAGTTGGGTTATGACCTTGCCTTTTTCGCTTTTTTCGGTGCTGAAGGCAGCATAATGAATTTCAATGGCATTCAGGTTTATCCCAAAGCCGTACATCCTTACGGGCAGGATATTGTGCGGGCGCACTGCCAACACTACGGCGCGGACTATCTTTTGACCCTGATGGATACCTGGGTGATACAGCCAACAAACATTCAACCCGTACCCTGGGTGGCCTATTATCCTGTTGATCACGACCCAATGCCGCCCAAAGTGAAGGAAGCCTTGCTGCAAGCCAACCAGCGGATTGCCATGAGCAAGTTTGGGCTGGAGCAGGCGCACAAGCACGGCATGGATAGTTATTATGTCCCGCACGCGGTGGATACATCAGCTTACAAGATGATAGACAAGGCCGAAGCGCGGGAAAAGATGAAGTTCCCGAAGGATGCGTATATCGTAGGCACGGTGGCAATGAACAAGGGCATGCCTTCCCGTAAGAACTTTCATCAAATGTTAGAGGCATTCAGGAACTTTAAAAAGAGACACACAGACGCAATCTACTTATTGCATTCCCAAATGGGCATAGGTGCGGATGGATTGGGCGGGGTGAACCTGCCTGAACTTTGCAGCTTGTTGGGATTACAGGTGGGGAAGGATGTATTCTTCTGCGACCAGTACATGCAAGTTCTGGGTTTCAACGATGAGTACATGAGTTTGATGTATTCAAGTTTGGATGTTCACATGCTGGTTAGTGCGGGTGAGGGGTTCGGCGTACCCATCATTGAAGCGCAATCCTGCGGCTGCCCGGTAATAATCGGCGGGTGGACAGCTATGCCGGAACTGGTTTACAGCGGGCGCATTGTTGATAAAAAGGATGCAGAGCCAGTATGGACGGGCATAGCGTCTTATAACTATGTGCCGCATATCCGGGCGGTTGAACTGGCGCTTGAAGCGGAATACAGAAAGCCAAGTCCAAGAGAGCGGGCAAGGCAGGGAATTGTAGAGAATTACGATGTGGAAGTAGTAATGGAAAAGCACTGGAAGCCAACACTTGAGGCGATTGACAAACAGCTTGATATTACCAACAAGAGGCAGTCTGAAATGACACAACAGCGGGAGGCCGTGAAATGATTAATGATGCAGTGATCGTCCAGCAGGTATATGCCAATACTTTCGGGTCCTTGAAGATACCTTCAGCGGTCTTTAACAATATGTTACGCATGACCTATTTACGGCATTCCGCTTATGCCATAGCGCACAAGATGGACTACTGGAATATCAACGGGGACTATGCTCCTGAAATGTTATCAGAGGCGGGGTCATGGGCGAAAGTGGCGATGATTGATGACTGCCTGAAAAAGGGTTATGGGTATGTTTTTTGGATTGACGCTGATGCCGCTATTGTTGATTTTGGAACAGACCTGCGCGATGCCGTCAAGGATTGTGAATGGGGGGCTTGTGAACACGACCCTGAAAAGTCGGCATGGCTGAAACAGAATAATGTACAGAAGCATATTAATGTCGGGGTCATGTACATCAAAAGCACGCCGGGTACAAAAAAGTTTGTGGAATTATGGCATGATGCTTACCCCGGCCCGCCCCGATGGGCTGAACAAGGGGCGTTCAATAAACTGATGGAAGAATATCCGGGGGTCATCAAGGTGATTGATAACAAGTGGAATAGCACAGTTAGAGTTAGTGAAGTGCCAAATGCGGTGGTAATGGGCTATCACGGCATACCATGCGGGGAACGCTACAAGATGATGTACGAGAGATACAAGGACGATCCGTTAATTTACAGGACATAGGATGCCGTTTAAAAGCCGAAAGCAGCGCGCATGGATGTATGCAAATAAACCCGCCATGGCAAAGAAGTGGGCGAAGAAATACGGCAATAAGATTCGTAAGGGAAAAAAGAAATGACAGGAACAGCACGCGCAGGAATGGGGACATTGATTGATACACTGCGGTCATTATGTCTGGCAGGGACTAATGATTACACGCTTGGCACGCATGTTTATTTTTCTTCCGGTCATATTCAGGAAGTGTTAGACCGCTACCAGACGCGCATTATCAACTGCGAATTAACCGAAGTGCCAAAGCACGCGGGCGGCGGTTCAGTAGAATATTACGAGTTTCAAGCAGGATTCCCAAATTGGGAAAGCGGCACAGCACGGTTCGTTATTGAGGATTCAACAGGCGCGGACATAGCGGGCACTTTGTACGATGCCGATTATGCCAATGGAGTAATAACTTTTACTGCCGACCAGCAAGGATCTGCCCGCTACCTATCCGGTTATGTTTATGACATGAACGCGGCGGCGGCAGATTTATGGCGCATGAAAGCAAGTCATTATTCAATGGGGTGCAACTTCAGAACAGATAATATGCAAGTTGACAGGGGGCGGCTAATTGACAACTGCCTGACAATGGCAAAGGATTACGCCTCACGCGCGGGGGCAAGGGTGATTACTTTAGGGCGGGACGATTCAACCATATTTGGGGAATTGTAATGAACACAGGGCTGACTGCTGCTGAATTGTCCGATATGCGGACAGCTATTAATGACCTGTTACCAGGTACGGGGGATTTTTATAACATTGGCAATACTCCTGATGGCTTCGGCGGTTATACTGAGGGGACAACCATCGTAACAGGCGGGTCCAATGTACCTTATAGGTTGGACCCGCTCAATACAAGCGTCTGGGGGCGTGAACTGATAGCAGGTGGCGCAATCAATCCGTTTCATACTTTTATTCTTACGGTTGCCGAAAGCTACGGAACGGTGATTAATGAAACCTGCTTGTTCAAGGCAGGCACTGCTTACTACTCAATAAAATCAGTTGACAACAAGCACAACAATAAATCATGGGCAGCCTCTACAAGAATATTGGTTGAACAATTATGAGCTATACCGTTTCAATCCACGTAGATAAAAAGACGCTGGAAAATATCATTGCCAACTTTGACAGTAATCTGGCAGACATAGGCGAGAAGGTGGGGCGGGAATTAGAGGGTTACGCAAAAGGATTTGCACCTGTTGACACTGGGCTTCTTCGTTCAAGCATTCACCAGGAAAGACCGGGGGGTGATATTCTGGCACAAATTGCGGTTTTTGGCGATGAGTGCGAATATGCTATTTACCAGGAATTAGGGACTTATAAAATGGCGGCGCAACCGTTTATGACCCCATCCATCGAACAACTGGGTTATTTGTTTGCTTCGCCTGAATTATGGATGCCGCTAATATCTGGATAAAATATGAACGTAATTAATCAGGGTATTTATAACACGCTAAAAGCAGGGACAGCGCTTACTGCATTGTTACCCGGCACGACTTCAATCTACAACATGCAAGCGCCGGACAATTCAACACTTCCTTATGTAGTATTCAACCTTCAGGGCGGCGGGGCAGACCCCTATTTGCCGACTGATGCCATCAATGTTCTATATTACATAAGGGGGTATTCAAATATCAGTGCGGCGGCAGCGGGTTCAATTGCAACACAGATAGACGCGCTGCTGCACGGCAAGACAATAACGGTTACAGGTTACACGAATTTCTGGTGTAATCACGAATCAGAAATAGAGCGGGTTGAGAACCCGCCCAATGGAAAAAAGATTTATTCCTGCGGAGCATATTACAGAATACGTTTAGACTAAAGGGGATACCATGAGTGGATTTGCAGGTTCAAGTTTAGTAGTTCAATGGGTACAGGCGGCAGCCACGACAACGCTGACCGGCGACCATCGAACATTCAGTTATACGCCGTCAATCAGTATGATTGATGAGACGGCTGGCGCGGATGCGAACAAGTTATATCTTCCCGGCGTGAAAGACGGGAACATGACTTACGAAGCCGTGCTTCAATCTGGTACGGGCGCGGGTGGGACGCTGACATTCAGCACCTTGACAGAGGGGAATATCGGTACGGTGATCTGGATGCCGGAAGGCACCGCCTCAACTAAGACCAAAATCACCATCCCAGCCATCTCGCAGGGGGTTAGTTATTCAGTTCCTTATGCCGATGTCATTCCGGTTACAGTCAACTGGCAGCAGAACGGCGCAAGGGTAGAGGGAACTAACACGTAGTGAGCCGGGACGCGACCAGACCAATCATATTCGGGGAGGCATTCAAAATGCAAGATAGTGAGAGAATAAAAATACTGGAGGGCTTCAAAGCAGAGGTTATCTTGACCAGCGGAAAAGCCATAACAGTGGACTTGAATAAAGTCAGTACAAGGGAATTCAGGGAAATGACTGACCCAAAACAGCCGGACAGGGACGAGGCGATCACCATTGCCAAAGCCTGTTCGATGACAGTTGAAGAGATAGTCAATCTTCCCTTCCCGGATTACCGATTGATTGGCAACGCGTTTATGAGGTTGGCGACAAAGCCACTTGAAAATTTAAATTAAGCCAGGGCGTATTCCTCGCCCTGGCGTATGGTGATGAAATGCCCTGGGAACTCGTTATATGGAATTTGGTTGACGAGACGGGCTGGACGCTGGATTACATAGACAGTTTGCCGTTATCGCGGCTACACGAGTGGCTGCAAGTCAAGGACGGCAGGGAAAAAGCGGGTGAACAGATTGCCAAGAGGAATAAGAGATGAAAAAAGCAATAATAGTTTTGTTATTGCTCTCTTTGCTATTCAACACGGGGTTTACAGTGGGAATTAATATTGCCGATATTTATGCGTCCGCGCACTTCAAGGACGAGGGGCTGCTCAACGGACTGAAAAAGACAGAAGATGCATTAGAAGATGTAGCCCAAAAGTCCGGCGACTTTGAAAAAGACATGAACGCCATGTCTAATTCAAGCATGTCGCTTGGCGATAAAATGAAGAAGCTCGGCTACACATTCAGCACTACTTCAAGCGGGGCAATTAAGATTGGCGATGCCGTTGAAGAGCTTGGCGATACCACCGATGCCACCGGTAAGAAGTTCATTGACTTTTCCGTTATGGGGCAGCGGATGGGCTACCAGCTGCGGCAATTCGGCATAAATATCAGGGCGTTACCTGTCCCATTATTAGCGGCTGGCGTGGCAACCTATGCACTTGGCAAGGCAGTTGCAAAAAACGTGGAATATACAGCGGGCTGGAGCCAGAAAATAAAAGGGCTTGACCAAGACCTTTTAGGCGCTGGTATGAGAATGAACGCCTTTCAAATGGCAGCCGCTGATACTTTCAATGCTGGCAAAAATGATGCTGGTGGGTTCGGCGATGCCTTCAAGTTGCGCATTGGTAATTATGTTATCCCAATAATAAACAATATGAAGTCCGGTTTTGAAAACCTTACATCACCGCTGACAAAGATGTGGGATACGCAAAACAAGATAATAGATTCAACACTTAAAGTTGCTTCAACTTATGATGAATTTCTTGACACGGCTATTGACCAAACACCTTATTATCAAACAATGGTTAGGGCATGGGGATTAGAAAAAGCACGCATTGCCGTATCGCAAGAATATACCCGCGAGATGTACAACCAGCTCAAAGCACAGCAAGCACTGGGCGAAAGTCAGTTGGCGTTTAATGCAATTATGACCCAACCAAAGACACCCGCTGGCCCAAACATCCCCGGCGTAGTAGGGGGCATGGGCGGGTTCGGCTTACTTGGCAGGGGTTCGGAGGTTGTGCAGGAAACAGGGCAGAACTATCAGATATTTGACAAGTACGGAATAAGTTTATCCAATGTCGTCAATAATCTTGAAATAATGAAGTCGTTAAACCCGATTGTTGCCCAGCAAATGTCGCAGGAATTTGCCCCAGCGCTGGCTGCCGCCAATGTTGAATTGGGCATAATGACCGAAAAGCAGGCAGTCAGACAGCTTGGCAAAGACATGGACATTAGCACAAGAGAAGCCCAAAAGCTGTACGACAAAATCATTGAGGGCGGCGGAGCATTCAAGGCGCTGGATGGGCTATCTTCACGTTCCACTTGGTACATTGATGTCATCTATAACTATCACGGCGGTGGGGGAATACCGGGCGGAAAAATGACTAACAAGGGCGGGGGGAACTCTATATGGGGTGGAGGCGTACCAGAAAACTATTTCGGCGGCGCTCGCGGCGCTAACTTTGTCGTCCCCCCGGGTTATGAGCATGACACCTTCCCTATCTTCGTAGAATCAGGCGAAATAGTACAGGTCATCCCAAAGTCCAAAGTCAATACAGCTATGCGTAACTGGGCTATGCCAGTGAATCAGTTGCCACAGAATAATCCGGTGAGGATGGGAGTGCCAATTGATGTGCCCGACTTTACCCCCAATAGCGGAAGTGGTTTTACTGCGGCAATGGGAGCAAGATATAGAAAAACTATTGAATATGCAACTTTATTTGGCCCAAGCGAAACAAAACATATAGATCCATTAACCACACCGGGGGGCAAAGCATATCACGATGCAAATATGTCTTCAATCGCGTCCATGCTTCGAGACCGCCGTGAACAAATGGCAATGGAATCAACATCCTCATCAGTCAGACAATCCGTTAATCTCGCCGTTTCCACCTCTTCCACTGCCACCAATCAGACCAATCAGCAAATGCGCACACTAATGGCAGTCAATCAACAGCGCGACACCAAGAACGCAATGGTAAGCGGTGATATGTTGGCTGAACTGCGGGCAATGCGTAAACTGCTGGAAAAGCTACCGACCAATGTTCGTGATGCGGTGCTATTGACAGGGCGGGCATGAGCGTTACTTGCAATTGGGGGATAGAAGTCCAGTTCGCGGGGACGGCTGGAATATGGACGGATGTTACTAATGATGTCGTAACGGCTGACACTATCTCATGCGAATATGGAATAAATGACAACGGCCCGACTGATAGAGTTGCCACGACTGGCAAGCTGACCTTTTCCCTTAACAACTCCAATACCAACAGCTACCAATTAGCAGGGCTTTACAGTCCGGGTAATGTATCGTGCAGAAGCGGCTTTACATCCGGCGCACCTGTTAGATTGTGGTTTCAGTACGATGACATAAAACATTTCAGGTTTTATGGACGAATAGCCCCCAATGGAATAAAACCATCACCGGGCATTTACGGGGCAAGACGGACAGAGGTTACAGTCCTTGACTGGATGAATCAGGCGGGGACGCACGAGTTGGAATTACCCGCTTACACGACCAATAAAAAGATAAACGAAGTTGTCCCGCTGATCATCGCCAATATGCCGCTTGTCCCGCTGGCAACTGAATACCATCAGGGACAGGATACATTCGTTTCCATCTTTGACAGCGTAGGGGCGCAAACAAGAGCTTTAGCAGAGTTTCAAAAGCTGGCATTATCCGAGTACGGATACATCTATGTTCGGCATGGCAGGGCTGGGCAGGAAGTGTTGGTAGTGGAAGATAGGAACGCGAAGATCACCAATAATACCGTCTTGGATATTCCGCAGCATTCCTCACAAGCCGGATACTTGCAAAAAGATGATGGGGGTTATCTGCTTACGGACGCTGGGGATAGGATTATCTTATGGGCTGGCACTACAGGGGCTTTTACCAACACGGGCGTTAATCCTGAAATCTCAATCGGCAAGCACTACGCCAATATCGTAACTTGCACTAATTACCCGCGCAAGTTTGACACCGCTGCAACTGTTCTTTTTGACCAGCCGTCCTTTTACACGCTTGCAGCACAAGCAACCGTAAGTGGGTACAAGTGCAATTATCGCGACCCGGAAGGTGGGGCATGGCATGTAGCTGGCATGGATATGATACCTCCCGTAGCCGGAACGATGATAAACAAGGCAATAACTGTCTCATTCGGCACGCCCAATCTTATTATAGATTCTGCCTCACGGCTGGCGGGTTTTGGTACGGGGCAGACTATTGATATTAATTGCGCGGGTGGTACGGGTTCATGGAATAACGGCAAGTGGTATGTGGCGACTGCTGGGGCTGGCACGCTGTATATTGGCACGGCTGAATCAGGTAACAAGTCCATCTACGCCGCCAATGCTGGCAGTGAAACAACCATCATTAGAACCGACCCGGCAAGCGATTATGTAATGTATTCAGACAACGAGGGGACGGGCACGGACATTACCGCCAACCTTACAGTTACGGCAAATTACGGGGCTAATGCGGTTGAATATACTTTGGGAAATTCAGCGGCAACGATTGGATATATCACAAGACTTCAAGCACGGGGCAAGGGAATATATCTTTATGACCCCATTGACTACACCGTGCAGGATGAAAAATCAAAAGCCGATGTTGGCAGTCATCCATTGTCAATAGAAATGGCATATCAGGATCAAGCGCTGATTAGCAAAACCATCGCCTCCGGTGAATTGAATGTATTGAAATTATCACGGCAGGAATTGGATAAGTGGATATTCTACGCCAACCGCGACCCTTATCACATGATGGCATTTTTACATGTTGACATTGGCGACCGCCTTCACTTTACAGAAACGCAGACCGCACTGGATGAGGACAGGTTCATTGACGCAGTAGAGTTTGAAATAACGGACGGGTGCATTATCAAAGCTGGCTGGAAGACACGCGCACCGATGAGTTATGGCGGCTGGATGCTTGGCATTACGGGCGCAAGCGAAATTGGAATAACGACTGTATTAGGATAGGTGAATTATGACATGGAACGGAACAGTACATTTTGATACGGGGCATTTTATTACCGCCGCAGACTGGGATACTTATATCAACGAAAATATGCAGCATATCTACGATGCCTCTGGTACAGTTGTAGGCAAGCGTATCGCGGTGCTGCCAATCTATGCGCCCTCCGATGTAGTGGCTGTTGGCACGGGCGTGGCTTACCTGCCCATCCCGGAAGAGTACAACGGCTATAACATCATCAACGCGCAAATGTCAGTGGTGGGAGCTGCCACCGCTGGAATATTAACTTCCAATGTCATACGGGTTAGAGGAACGGCTATCGCAACAGTTACTACCACGCCTATTACTGTTGACCCCAATGAAACAAGTTCTTATACCGCCGCAGTTGCGGGGGTGGTAGGGACGGCAAATGATGATGTAGCAACAGGCGATTTTGTGCGCTGGGACAATACCACAGCCGGGACGATTGCTTACGGGCAGTTCGGCATTTTGACCTTCCAATTACCATAATGGGCAGCACTAAAGCATTACTTCACTTCAATGGCGCGCACGCTGGCACGACCATCATAGATTCCACCGGATTGCAAAGCTGGACTGTTTTTGGCGGCGCGGAATTAGGGACAGTCAGCGGCGCGTATGGCAATACCGCATTGAACTTCAAGGTAATCGGCACTAACAGCGGTGCGCAGGCGACAAGCAATACCAACTTTCTTCCCGGAACAAATGACTTCACCGTAGAGGCAAGAGTAAGGTATGTCGCCGGCGGTCGCATTTTCTATAACGAGGTTGGCAATCCAGGCATACAGCTTGACCTTACGGCTGGATTGAAGATTACTGGTGCGTTTCGGTGGGACACGCCATTAAACACGGTAACTGCTGGTGGAAATACCACCATAGGCACAACAGACTGGTATCATGTCGCAATGGTAAGAAGCGGAACATCCTTGAAAATATATATCAATGGTACAGCGGAAACGACTGTTGGCAATGTCGGTACATTATCTGCCATTGGATCAGCAGGTATAGCGCAAATCGGTTATAGTGCTGTTGGCACGAGCTACATTGACGAATTTCGTTATTCCAATGTGGCGCGCTATACAACAAACTTCACGCCGCCGACAGGCGAGTTTCAAATTGGAAATCTAATGCCGAGTATATTCAATTAAGGGGTTATTATGGCTGATACACGATTAGGTTCATTATCAGACGGTACACCGACTGGCACTTCATTGCTGCCATTTAGCGAAAGCGGCACGACTTACAGCGGTTCATGCAACGAATTCAAAGATGCCATAATCAATCCGGGCACTACTTTAGGGCAGGTATTCAAGGTTATTGGTTCTGGCTCTTCAGGGATGATAGACGACGACTTCTGCCTGTCTTATATCATCAGTAACGGCACGGCGGCTATTTCGCAGATGGGCATGTACCCGTACTTTCAGGTCAATTATTCAGGGGTAATCGAATCTATTGACATTATGAGCGGCACCATTCCTGGCAATGCCACGCTATCAATCTGGAAGGGTAACTATGGTACACCGCCAACAAGCACCGCTAATACCATCATGGGCGCGGTGGGTACAGAAGTAATTACCTTCACGGGCGGGACAAAAGCGCAGGGCACGCCCGTTACAACCACTTTTAGCAAGGGTGATGTATTTGCCATAAACCTTAACGGCGCTGGCACTATCCCGTTTTTATCCACGATGATCAAGGGGCGCAAGACAGCGACAAGCTAATGCCTAACTGGTCTGACGCATTTCTTGGCACACTAACATCCGACTACGCCGCTGCTGGTTCGTATTCGTGGCGGGTTGTTTATTTAGGAACATTACTGTCAAACACCGGAAAAGATTATGTGCGATTGACATTTCAATCGGCATTAACAGAAGGGCTGGCAATCAATCCGGTTTACATAGGCGCACGGGCAACGGCCGGTGATACCTATGACTTCGCGGTTGCACCAACACAAATTACATTCAATGGCGGTTCGGCTGGATTTGCCATTGGCACAAACGCACAGGCGACATCAGATGTAATAAACTACTCAATACCCACTGGCACAAGCGGGGTTATCATTTCATTTTATGCGCCGGATGTAAATAATAACGGATTCCGTAGGGGGACAATTGGCGATGCGTATTATAAAGCTGGATTAGATGTAACTACCCAAAATGCTACTGGATATGGGGCGCTTGCAGCATACAATCTCAGCTTGCTAAAAATGGAGGCAGGAGTTGATGCGGGTGGATTTATGCCAATACTCGTGGTAGCAGACTAATGGAATACCTATTCGCCTCATTATGGGGTGCGTTCATATTGACAATATATATCTTTGTAAAGTTATGGGACAGGAGCAATAAATGATTTTAGGCGTAGATT